CCAGCTAGAGGAAGCTTGAAAAGCATTTGCTCTAGTTCATCACGATACTCTGTCATCTCTTCCGTAAGAAGATAATTCATTTCGTTTTGAACACGATTAGCTTGATCGGCTTTTTCTGGGGTCATCTTCCCCATAATCTTTGATCTAACAGGACCACTGGCAGGAAACAATTCGCCCATTGCTTGAGCTTGAAACCTAACAACAGATTCTGTTAGCACAGGATGAAACACACCAGACGCACCAGCCCATGGCTGCTGTCTGTCTTCAATCTTCATGCCAAGTAGGTCTAAGCCTTTTACATAAGCCCTAGCCCAATCAGACCGTGACTCACGGTCAGACTCAAAATCACTAACAAGCTCAGATGCCATAGATTCAAGTTCTGATTCCTCTATAAACTCAGCCAAATTAGAATCATGATCTGGACCCATTAAGTCTTCAGAAAGACTGCCCTCGAAATCAATGACAACTCCACCATCCTCTGTTTCCATAGAAATGGAGTCTGGATTTACGATCTCAACAGTAAGCTCTTCTTCAGATGGATTTTCTTCAATCTCTACATCAGAAGGAACCATTGGTTTTTCTATAGCCATGAATCACCTTCAGCTTGTGTATGTGGACGTTATCAAAATATTATTGTGCGGTCTAGTGTCGAGGTGGGCAACTTGGGGGAAGCCACCACACCCCGACTAGGGCACTGGGAGATGCACCCATAATTATCCTTTAACTTAGACAGGCTGTTGAAACAAATATTATATTACTGTATTAAAAAATCATGGATAACATGCTGATTTGGAACATCGTATTAACCTTTGTGGTTCTACCTATAGCGTGGTGGGCTAATCAAATTGCATCTGAAGTAAAGCGCCTCAATATTCTTTTGAACATGACAAGAGAGAATTATATAAAGAGGGAAGAACATGCGGGGGAACTTGGGAGAGTTGTTGACCACCTCGTTAGGCTTGAAGGCAAGATAGACAAACTTGCAGAGAAATAGGGGGAGATAGGCATGAGATATGTTTATATGCGCCCTAACAGCGATATTAGCTAGTCAAAGCCCAACCATAGGCCTGCATCAGACCTGTGAGTACAGGTGCCCTAGAGAAGTTTCTCAATTCTATTACCAGTATCCAGCTAAAGTAAGAGTGCCTTGGAAGCACTTCTGTCCACCATACAGAGTTGTTGGTCGGGGAAGAGAGACATGATTGACCCGTTTACGGCGCTTGCCGCTGTAAAATCTGCCGTATCCGCAGGCAAGGAACTGGTAAATGTCACCAAGCAAATTGGTGAGTTCTTCGACGGGGTGGATGATTTGCGCGCTGCCCATGAGAAAAAAAAGAATAGCCTTTTCTCTGGGTCAGATGAAAACGCGATGGAAACGTTTGTGAATTTACAAAGGGCTAAAGATGCGGAGGAGGAGCTCCGTCAGATCGTCATTGCAACCAGAGGTTTTAGCGCATGGGGTGAATTGCAGGCCATACGGGTACAGGCGCGAAAAGATCGCAAAGCAAAGGTTGAAGCTGAGAGAAAGCGCAAGGCAAAGCTAATTGAACGCATTATTGTTTATGGTGGAGCTACAATTATTGTTTCCATCATGCTGGGAATTACTGTTGTCATTATCCTAGCAAAACAGGGAAGACTGTAATGGCTGACGGGTTAAGCGGAATAGGCAACGCACCGTTTAATGTAGGATCTGATATCCACCAGCAAACTCAAAGTCGTGAGCGAATAGAAGCTCACCTTGCTGAGCAAAGAGTGGAAAAGGAACACAGGGCCAATCACAGTCATTTAGAGGCGTTAGCAAAGCAAAGATTTGACTTGGGAGAAGCTTATGATCGCTTTGGCCGCAAGACTAATGCAGATCGTCCACAGGGCACTAAGATAAACATAGAAGTTTAGTTCAATAGAACTTTTAATAATACTCTATCGGACGCTGATACTTAGGCTCATCGTCCCAATCATCTGACTCAGCCTTAACCCAACCGCCCTGCCTAAATCTCAATAGTGCCTGAGTGGTGGAATCCACATAGTCATCATGCTCTCCTGACGGGAAGGCAGCACACTCTTCGATAACTTCGTGTGCCCACTGGGTGGGTGGGTGCCATATAGATCCACTGGCAAACAGATCAGTTACAGCGTTTGCCCTAGCAATTTTATCCTGCCCGCGAGAAGGAGTGAACTCTGTAACTGGGATACCCATTGCCCTCAGTTCAAATATTAGTGGGGCACCAGATGCCTTCTTCTCCACGATCATTTGATCTGGCTCATACTCCATGTACTTATCATAGGCGGCACGTTTTAGATCTGGGAACTCAAGCTTTTCCTTGTAGGCATCCAGCATAATTAGATTGGGCTGACTGCGCCCAGTGTCATCAGGGTGGTAGAATACCCCCCATGTGGTGCAAGCACTATAGTCAGATCTCTGTGTCTTGAGGAATGCGGTGTCCCAAGACTGCAATATGATCTCACAGGGGGGTGGGTTGGGTCTATCCCACTCTCTCCACCACTCACGCTTGATGAGCGCCCCTTCCTCAGACGTGGGATTTTGCTGATATTGGGCATTCCACTTTGTAGGTGGAAGTTCTGCCTTCAAAGCATCCAGTTCATCCATTGACCAGAACTCAGGCCAGAGGGGTTTACCCGAAGGCATTATAGCTGGGAACTCAATGACCTCCCATTCGTCCATACCTTTCTTATTTCCTGTAGATTTCATGATCTGCCCAGTCAGATCTCGCAGGGACCAGCGTGTCATCACGACAATGATGGCACCACCGGGCTGTAATCGCTGACGTGGGCCAGATGTGTACCATTCATACACACGATCATAGACTTCTGGGTTGAATTGTCCCTGTTGAGCGTCCTGTTCTGAGTGAGGATCATCAATAATGAGGAGATCAGCACCTTTACCAGTAACTGCCCCACCAACACCAATGGCGAAGTAGTCACCGCGCTTGTTTGTGTTCCACCTTCCTGCCGCTTTGGAGTCAGATGACAGGGTTATACCGCTGAACACGTTCTGGAAGTCCTCAGATTGTATGAGGTTCCGCACCTTCCTACCAAATCCAACTGCCAACTCAGCAGTGTGGGCGGTTTGAATGACTTTCTTTTCAGGATACTTTCCTAGAAACCATGCTGGCAGCAAGTAAGAGGCGAACTCTGACTTCGTATGACGGGGTGGCATGTTGATAATCAGACGTTTTAACTCACCACTAGCCACACGCTCAAACGCACTCGCCATTTTCTGGTGATGCCGCCCACTAATAAAGCTAGGCCACATGAGATTCACAAAGGAAATGAAGTCTTCCTTAGCTTTCTTCTTGTTCTGCACATCCTCAAGAGCTTCAAGATCCTTGAGAAGGGCAGCTTTCTCATTGGGTGGGAGCTTTGATATCTGAGACAGAACTTGACTTAAATCTCGCAAGCCGTTCCCCCTATATATATCAGGTAAACAGTTATATACCTTTAACTGTTATATACCTTTAACAGATATATAACTTATCTATACCTGATATATAATAGTAGTAAATATATAATATGCTGTTTTATGAAAAAAGTTTAGAAAAGTTCAAGATATAATTAACCTGTCAAATACTCGCGCGTAAGGGCTAAGGGGAAATAAGTCAATCATAGGGTGGGGTCTCTGTTTCACCAGTGTTTGAGATTATTTGTGTGTAATACTATGTATGGTCAGAATAATCGGGCGCGCTCGCGGGGGGTGGTCGGGGGTGGGTGGGGGTAAAACTCCTTTTAATTTTATGCGTGTGCGAGGCAAAAGTTCAATAGCACTTCTTTTTCACATGCCAAGCCGCTTCAGCCGTGCCTCGATATCCGCCTCGATTTCATCCGCGCTGCGCTCCGCCTTGTCAGTGGTTTCCACACGATCAATCCATAGCCCGCAGTTCTTGCCAAGCAATTCCAAGGCCCGCACCCTTGCGCCATCCTGCACGTCTTCGTTTAACGCAATCTCTTGAAGCTGTTTCAAAACCAGATCTGTTCGAGAGAGGCCCAACACGCGCTGCTCTGCTTCTTTCTCCAAAGCCATCTGCTCCAGCCTAGTTGAAACCTTGGGGTTCTCTGCTGCCAATCTGTAAGCTTCCCTGTGCACTGTAGCGTCTGCCATGTTCTCCGCATCATACGCTGCTCTGTAGGCCTCTGAGAAGCTGCTGCCACTCATCACCGCCATGCAAAATGCTTCCTGCTTGTCCGTAAGCTGACTTGCGCCAGCGTTAGGGGATCGCTTGCGGGTTTTCTTTGGTTCACTGGCAGCTACTACCGTGAGTTTTGGCTTGCCTTTTGACGTGCTGCTTGTCGGTGTTTTTTTCATCTCATGCCCTTTTTTCTTAATGTTTTCAGTGGGTGGTATTATTACACCCCACTAGCAGCTTGCACCCCTGCCCCAACGAATCACCCCGCGAATCACCCCTGATTTGACGTGCTGCTTGTCCATCTGGATCCCCGCTGCAAAAGTTCTATTGCACTTTTTATACCAGCCAAACCCCTACTTTTAAAGGCTTTTAGTGCTAAGGTAACCTTGATCAACATTAGGGGTAGACAAGGGAACCTTTAGCTGTCATAAGGGTAATCGAAGTCGGGGGGGCAACGAGCCCAGCGCTCACAGCCCTCGACGGACAACGCCGCAAGGCCCTTGGCAATCGCCCCAGTTTGGCATTCCCGACCGCGAGGTCACTAGGGTTTCGATCAGATGAGACGCTCACTACGAGGCATCAACCCTCGAATGTGTGGGCAACTTCAGAGCTTAAACGTAAACGCTGCGAGTGCCGCCACTGGGAAACGGGCTAGTGAGGCGGTTGAATGTAGAGAATACCAGCTTGCAGTAGTAGTGACGCTTTGAAGCCCACAATGTGAATTAAACTTTGTAAGCACCGGCTGTGGGCTGGTGCTTGGATGGTTTAGTTTTAACAGGAGAAAAACCATGAACACACCCAGAGATCTGGCGATGAGCCTAGTCGATACCCACACAGCAACTGAGCGGCAGATGCTGCAAGCTTGCTTGGCATACATGTCATGGGATGAAGTGAGCGATATGCTCAAGACTAACGAGTTCTTAGACATGTTCCCCGCTGGATATGCTGAAGAACATTATCAAGTAAATGTGTGAGAGAGGAGAACACAATGGCTTCAATTAAATCTGCAATCCAAAACATTAACGCGTCAGGCATCTCTATTGAGATCGTCATGGACAACGGCATCAAAGGTGATCACGTCTTGACCATCAAATCAAATCAAGAAAATCGTTATGCTTGGACATATACGATGACTGACCCGCAGGGCAATCACTGGCGTCTGCGCTCAGATTATTTCCTGCATGATGGTTTGAATGAGTTCGATCAGGAAGACATATTCCATGTCAGCGCCATGGCCCAAACAGTGATGGCAACTGGTCATCAATGGGATAAGGGCGGATCACTAATTCAAGACGGTTTCGCCATAAGACGCGAGATGATGCAAGGATCAAAAGCTGCAAACAATGCGGTTGGAGAAATCATAGACCAGCGCAGCGCATAAGGTTTTACACTACATCCCCCGTGATCATGCGGGGGATTGAGGGTAAAATCGCCCATAACATTGTCAGCCTAGAAGGAAGATACAGATGACAAAATCAGCATTTCAAATTCAAGACGCAACCGTGAACCTGATTGGCAAAGCGGAGCAACAGATTGGCTCTTTGAAGGCCGATAACAAGGCAAACAATGAGGTTGCCAATGGTCACAAGATCGGGGCCTATTGCGAGCTTATTGCCGCGCTTGCCCCTGTCAAGTTAGTCAAGGGTAACCTGCCCCGCGCTGCTTCAAAACAAGTGCGGGAAGCCCTCGCTGTTGCTGGCCTGAAAGAGGCCACCATCAAGCGGTACATGGAGAACTCAGTTGGTGCGATACGGCACTTTGAGATCGGCGGCATGGCTAACGCCACTGCCACCATGGTTGGTGAGTTCTTTGAGACCCACAATATCGACAGCGAGAACAAGCTGGCGAAGCTGGTCAAAGGTGAGGGCGGTAAGTCCAAAGCCCAGCGGCTGGCTGAGCAGGTTGTTGGCAAGTGGTCCACAAAGAAGGATGACAAGGGCAACGCGGTTCAGGGTGACGTGTTCAAGGATGGCCTTGATGACGCAGAGCTTGAGCAGTTCGAGGACATCATGCGGGAGCTTTTGGCTGCGCGTACCGCCTACCGTAACGCTGAAGCAGCTAAGGCTGCTGAGGCTGCTGCGTCTGAAGAGAACACAGACGTCAATGCCGTGATGGCGCAGTTCGCTGCGTAAAGTTCGTTTGAACTTTTTTTGCGTCGCCTGTTGGTGGCGCAAGGATGGTTCAAAAGAGGAGTGAGTGATGAAAGAATATACCTATCATATTGACGCTGGGCACGGTTACTTAGAGGTGCCCTTGGCTGATGCCTTACGGCTTGGCCTGACGCTAAAAGACTTCGCGCATTACAG